TTTAGCGCAAGCAACTTTTGGCGCACTAGGTGGCGGAATTACTGGACCAGGTGAAGATGCCGCAGCAGCAGCGATGCTTGTGCAGGGTTATGGTTACATGCCAGGTAGTGCTGACTTTACTAGAGCGATGCGAGAAGTTGGTGGCGCTGCTCGTTATCTAGGAATGCCAAACGCAACAGCGGCTCAGGCTATCGGTGGGTTACACACTGGTGCAATGGGTGGAAATCTTTATCAGTACGGTATTAGTACATTTGATCCAAAGACTGGCACGGCTAGATCTACTGGTGATATTGCTAGACAATTATTTACCAGGATGACTCAAGGCAGACAAGTTACCGCAGAACAAATGGCACTATCTTTGCGTGAAGGTTTTGCTGGGCAATCATTAAAGGCTCTTGGATTTTCACAAACACAGCAAGAAATTTTTGGCACCATGTTAACGGACATGGCGGCTGGTAGAACTATTAGCAGTGACTTAGAAAACGCACCTTTTAATCCTGCTAACCCACAAAATGCACAAATGCAAATTGCTACATCAATGACATCATTAATGGAGCGTGGAACAGAGCCAATGATTGCTGGCTTTGAAAAAGCAGCGGGTGCCGTTGCTGCATTAAATAAATCTCTAGAAGGATTGCCAGATGCCTTCTTCCAATTAAAGGGTGCAGTTCAAGGATTTTCTGGAACAAATGTTGGTGCAGGTGTATCTGGTGTTGTTGGTGGAATTGCTGGTGCTGCAGGAACATTACTAACTTACAAAGGTTTGAAGATGGCATTGAGTGGCGTAGCATCAAGGGCTGGACAAGCAGCCACATCTGGTGTTGCAACTACTACCGCTAAAGTTGGATTAACAGGTTTAGGAAAAGCCGTGCCTGTTCTTGGTGGAGCAGTGGCTGGTGCAACTGGTCAAGGATTTTTAAGCACAGTTGGTATAGGTGCTGCGGCTGGTGGAATTGGTGGAGCATTTTTTGGAGGAATTGGTGCAGTTCCTGGAGCAATTGGTGGAGGAATTTTATCTGGTCTTGGTTGGCTAGGCACTAAAGCAATATCAAGTATGTTTGGAACTCCCGCTAATGCTGCACAGACATCTCAAACGGGAACACAGATGACTGCTGGCATGGATCAGGGATTAATGCAGACTCTACAAAATGCTGGATTCTCTGGCCAATCATTAACAACTGCTTATGGAATTGTTAAAGCCGAATCTGGTGGTAGAGCAAATGCCTACAACCCAACTGGTATGGATGACTCTTATGGTTTATTCCAAATTAATATGGAAAATAGTGATCCAAGAAATCCTAATATGGGAAATAAAAGAAATGCAGCATACTTAAAGAAGTACGCATCTATTGGATACACGGGTCCAGAAAGTCTAAAAGATCCAAATATAAATGCAAGAATTGCTTATGACATTTCTAAGGGTGGAACAAACTTTAATCCATGGACTACCTACACTAGTGGAAAATACTTACAACATACGTCAGGCGTTTCAACTGCAAATGTAGGAACAAAAACTGTAAATGTAAATGTAAGTTTAGCCAATGCATCAATAGCCGAGGCTAATTCTCTAGCCAAAAAAGTAAAAGAAATATTATTAAATGATAAAGATCTTCAAGCGATGGGGAGTAAATAATGGCTGGTAGATTAATAACAAGTGGCCCTAATAAATATTCTAGACCAGGATCTATTGCTCTTACTACAGCCCAAATAATTTCTAATGTACAAAATGAACAACAAAGAGCCAATGAAGAAAAGAACATTAAGGCTGAAAAAGCAAAACAACAGAAGGCGCTACAAGAAGCGGTTCGTGAGTTTGATGTACTAACAAAGGCAAAAAAATCATTGTATGTAGTATTGGCTGGATTAGAAAAAACTTTAAGAGATCTTTATACTGCTTATGGACCCCCTCCTTATAGTAGCGGAGAACAAGCAAACTTAAATAATGCTATTTTAAATATTAATAATGCAAATTCAAATATTGCTGTTCTTACAACTAGGATAAATACGGCTGAAACTTTAAAAAAATCTATTCAAAATCAATTAATATCTTCTTCTCAGGCTGCTGCTAAAAAAGAATTTGATGCAAGAAAACCTGTGGTTAATCCAAAAACAAAAAAGCCAAGTGGAAAGAAAGCGGTAGAGAAACCAATAAAAGGCGCTACCGAAGATCCTCCACCAAATACAACACCCCCAGCACCTTTCTACACCTATAACGCACCAATGGTTAGGTCGGCATATTTTAGAAACGAAGGTCCTCAAAGTGAAAATACTTTTAGAGGAATGTCAGACGCAGGTAACTATGCGGATGCAAAAAATATGTACACCCCAATTAAATACGACCCAATTACTGGAACAGTGCTTGAGTCAGCACCCGCTGCAAAGGGAACTATTCAAATGTCTCGTAGTCGTATAGATAATACACAGTTCTATAACAAAAAAACCGACTCATTAATTGATCCAACAATGTATGGATTTAAGTTTCTATACAATCCAACAGAGGTAAGTATGGGGTGGGGAATTGCTGAAGGGTTTAACCCTGAAGTAATTCAAAGTGGGGCAGATGGTGGTATAACTCCTGTAGGTGCTGGATTAAATCAAAGCACTGTAGATTTTACATTACTGTTAAATCGAATTGGAGACATGTCTTACTTAGATTCAAACGGATTGATTACGGGTGCAACTAATCCTTACCCAGGTAATTTTAATAAACTTGAAGATTTAAAAATGATTTACAAAAAAGGAACTATGTATGACCTTGAATATCTTTTTAGAACTATAAATGGACCTAACGCAACATATCAATCTAGTTTAAATGATAGAACTGCAGACAGAGGATATTTAACTGGTGCTCAAGTAGAGTTACATCTTGGAGACGGACTTCGGTATCTAGTAAGAATTGGGTCTATTGCAATAAATCACACGGTATTTAATGACAGAATGGTTCCTATTATTTCTAACGTACAAATTAGTTGTCATAGATTCTACGACCCTCCAGAAATAAAGGATTAAAAATGATCTTTTTAGATAGCAGATACGTTGATGGACCTCTATTTAAGGCTTGGCATGCTAAAAAACAAGAGTATCACTTAACGGTTTTTAGAACGTACCCAGACTATTTACAAAGTTATTTTATTTATGAGTGGGTTGAAACTGATCGACTAGATATCTTAGCAACTAAATTTTTAGGAAGTCCTGGTTTATGGTGGCAAATTTTAGATATTAATCCTGAAATTATAAACCCAGACACAATACAACCAGGTACACAATTAAGGATTCCAAATGCTTAATCCAGGACTTCAAAATAGAAGAAGTACTTCTTTTAAAGTTACCTATCCAGACTTTCCTTCTATAACCTCTTTACCACGCAGCATTACTTTACATCAAGAAATGGGTAAACATGACATTGTGGAAATTAGATATAGAAGTGTTACAACATCTTTATATAAAAGTATAAAGACTGGAGTACCTGTTGAAATTACTTGGAAAAACGATAAAGTATCTGGCATCTTTAGAGGGTATACAAACATAGTTTCTTTTCCAATTAAACAAGATCAATATCGTGAATTAAAAATTATTTGTGTAGGTGCATCTTATCCTCTAAAAGAACAGTCTTCTAAAGTATGGGTAAACAAAACAGCCCCTGAGATTGCTATTGATATTGCTAAAAAATTTAAATTAAAACCAGTGGTTACATCTCATCCAACTAGATTTACTCAACAGTCTTTGGCTGGTCAATCCTACTGGGAAAAATTAAATGAATTAGCAAATCAAATTGGTTATGGAATGCAAGTGTCAGGAACTGAATTACATTTTCATCCTATAGACAAAATGATAAATCAATTTATGACTGTAATTCCAGTTATGTCATTTAGAGATCTTTTAACATCTCCGTCTAATTATTACAGCGCACCTACTCTAGATGTGTTTGAAAGTCGTATTGGAGATTATATTGAAAATCCAGATGAGTACAATAGAACTAGAAACACAGTCAGCGGTGTTGACCCAGTAACTGGTAAAGTTTACTCATCAACAACTTCACCAAATAAAGTAGGAAAGTCTTTAAGACAAAATACAAAGGACCCATTATTTTTTCAAAATAAAACTACTGTTGTGGTAAACAGTAACGCAATGGCTAGATCATTATCTGAAGCCGCATCTCATCTGGGAAGGTTTAAAATTCCAGCAACGGGTGTTGGACAAGGAGACCCAAGAATTGCTCCTTGGAGAACTATTGAGGTAAGAGGTACTGGAGACAATAGCGATGGCTTTTGGGTTATAAAAAAAGTACAACACTATATGCATGCCGACGGTAGATACCAAGTAGAGTTTGTTTGTGTAACCGATGGGGTTGGTGATAACAAACCTAGTGCATTTAGAC